TCCCTTATCGAATATACCCGACTATGAAATAATGAAGAAAGATGGTTGGGAAGTTTTTAATAAAAACTGCATGTAAAAATAAATATTTTTATGTCCAATCTTTCAATTTATCAGTCTCCTCTCAATAAACAAAGAAAGGATAAATTCATAATGGTTTTTGACTTGCCTAAAATATTGAAACCATTGAAATCTGTATTGGAAAGAGATAAAAAAAGTTTACCACCTTATAAGTCTATTATCCAAGAATCTGTACAATGCTCTATATATGGTACGGTAATACCATCGCTAAACATACCAGCTGTTGAAACTCCTTATGGTGGTCAAACTGTTAAATTGACCAGTTATAAAAGACCTTCATTTGATAATATGAACGTCAATTTTACTATAGACAATATGTTTAATAATTATTGGGCTATTCATAGATGGTTAAACAGTTTTAATGATGGTAAAACTGGTTTATTCAATTCTCCTATACAATCAGATGGTTTCATGGATGAATATCAAACAAGAATAAGTATTTATGGTAGAGATGAATATAATAAGAATGTTATAAAATTTAATTTTTATCATTGTTTTCCAGTGCTATTGGGGGGTATTAATTACTCTGATAGAGATGCTGGAGAGATGGAATCATCATTTCAATACGCATATCACCAATTTGATGTTGAACTTTTACCTGAAATTTAAAAAAATAAAAAATTGTGTTAAAAAATGACTTGAAAAAATATAAATATTCATATATATGGCAAGAACAATTCAATCACCAGGCGTAGAGATAAACGAAATAGATTTGACTTTAAGACCTTTAACTCAAGAAGGTACTTCAGTTTTTATAACAGGGTTTTCCAATCAAGGTCCAATAGATGAAGTTTTACAACCTACAAGTATTTCAGAATTTGAACAAATTTATGGAGCACCTACAAACGATGCTGAGAGATATTTTTATCATTCAGTTCGTTCAGTTTTAAATACTTCCCCTGCTAAAGTTCTTGTATCAAGACTTCCTTACGGTGACGGTAGAGGTGAAGGTTTTGATAGTTGGAAATATAGCGCCTTAGTTTATCCAGTAGAAGCTAAAAGATTGCAATTTTTTATTCTATCTAGCTACAATGTAAATAGTGTATTCGTATCAAATAGCGGTGCGGGGTATGCTAAATTACCACAAGTTAGAGCTATAGGTGGAGAAGGCGATAACCTCACTGTTATAGCAGCCTTAACAGCAAATGATGGTAGAGGTACCAATACTTGTGGTATAACTGGTTTTACAATTACAAATAAAGGAACTTTTCAAACAATACCGACTGTTTCAATAACCACATCATTTGTAAATGAAAGTATTTTTGTTTCAAATAGTGGATCTGGATATATATGGGACGGAAATCCTGCAAATCTTCCTGTAATTAATTTAATAACAAAATCTGGAGAAACGCGTGTTATTCAGGCCCAAGCTGTATCTGATTTATTAGCAGATGATAAAGTGGGTCAATTCAATTTGACCAACATAGTTATAACAAATTCCGCTCAAACTTTAAATCAAAATGGTGGATATTCTAGTAGACCAGATGTTATTACCATAAATGGTAATCCGACCACAATGGCCACATTGGAAGCTCAAATGGGTTATTATAATCCAACAACCAACACTTCAACTGTGACATCTGTTAGAATTGTAGATGCTGGTTTTGGATATACCCAAACTCCAACATTATGTTTCCTTGGTGGTGGTAAGAATGCATCCTCAACTATACCGAATCCAACATTTTTAATATATGGCAATACTACAAAAACTTATGGAATAACTGGTGTTAATTTAACAAATATTGGTTCAGGATATGATAATCCTCCAGATGTCCAAATAGTTGGAACGAGAATAGGAATTAATCCAGCAGAAATAGAAGTTGAAGGTACATATTTCAATGCTCTTGGTTTAGTCGATGGATCTCAAAGAATAGATCATTTATGGACTAATAATATAGTAGTTGGTGATGAAAATTCAAATGAATATAATACTCCTTTGGCAGATGATGGCAAAGACCCATTCGATATTCCAGATAGTTATAATTCACAATATTATGGTAAAACATGTTTTATAGGTAAACCTACTCACGTTGAGTTAACTCTGGAACAATATGAAGATGTTTTAAACGGAAATGTTAATTGGTCAAATTACCCAAATGTAAGTTCCCAAGCTTTTAATTATGATAATATTGGTGAGAGTGCTTTTATCATTTTAAATAAAGCTCAAAGCACTATAAACAATAAATTCGAAGGATATTATATAGGTTTATTGGATAATAGTAATTATAATCCAGCCACAGACTTTGATGGAATAACAAGAGTTGAATCCTTACAAAAAGAAGCTGAAGTAGTAAGTAGTAAAGATTTCACTATAGTACCGAATAGCAGATTATCTTTCACTTTATCGGCTGATCAATTTGGTAGTGGAAATTCCATATCTGAAGTGATGGAAAACCTCTCAAATTATGATTTAGCAGACAAATCGTTCGATGATACATTCGCATTAGGTGTTTTCAAATTGAGACAAGATTTATATACTGACAGTACTTCTTTAGCTTATAATTTAGTAGAATCTTATGTTGGTTCTATAAACTATAACAGGACTGTTAATAGTTCGGATGGTGGAAGGCCCATACCTTTTTCCATGGAAAAAGTTACTGAAGGTTCAAATAGTTTTAAATTGTTAATGAATCCATATTTGAGTGATAGATACAATGAAGTGTCTCCATTGACTAATAGTAGACTTTCTAAAAGAATTAGAATTTTGGGTACTCAATTAGAAACTCCTTATTCTAAGAAAGGATTTGTTGATACTATAGATACATATACAACAAGATCTGGAGCCGTATCTACCGTTACCGAAACCTTGGGTAGAGAATATGGTAGAACCGATGCATTATTTCCTCTTGGAATTTATTCTAATAGTTTGGTAATGAATAAAAACATAGGTTCTTTACCTCAAAAACTAGACAGAGCCTTTGAATTGGTTGAAAATTCAGATGTCTATCCTATAGATATAGCTATAGAAGGAGGTTTGGGTACTATATATGTTAATTCTTTAGAACAAACCAACACAGATGGATTATCTGCTGGTGAATACTCCGCAAACACATCATTAAAAGGCATATCTTCTTTTTACATAACTAATTTTGAAGGTTTGAATGGGGCAGGTTTGGATCTTAGAAGTAATTATTCATCCATAGCTAATATTTTCATAAATGTAGCTGAGAAACAACGTAAAGACTTTTTAGTAATTTTAGATCCTATAAAAAATATTTTCGTACAAGGTGATAATAATAAAGTTATAAATACGAAAAAGATATGGTCGCCAAATGCTGGAATTGAACCAAACTTAAATGCTCCAAATTATGTGAGTACTAATTTCTCACAACATATATATTGGCCATTGAGACATCAATTCGGAACAATTAATTGCTCTTATGCCACAACATATAGCACATGGGCGCAAGTTGTAGATCCGTTTACAAATAGACAGATATGGATACCATTCTCTGGCATTGCGGCTTCTTTAATGGCTAACACAGATTCTAACTTCCAACCTTGGTACGCACCAGCTGGTTTCACTCGCGGTGTTGTAACTGGAGTTAATGATTTGGGTGTATATCCGAAACAAAAACAACGTGACCAATTGTATAAGATTTCTATAAATCCTGTAGCATTTTTCCCAAATGAAGGATTCGTAGTGTTTGGTCAAAAGACATTATTGAAAAAACCATCAGCATTTGATCGTATCAATGTTCGCAGATTGTTCTTAAATCTCGAAACTGCTACTAAGAATACTGCTAAGTTCTTCGTATTTGAACCAAATACATTATTTACAAGAACACAAGTTGTTAACGTATTAACTCCAATATTTGAAAACGCTAAAAACACAGAAGGTTTATATGACTACAGAATAGTTTGTTCTGAGCTTAATAATACACCTGATGTTATAGATAATAATGAACTTAAAGTTGATATTTATATACAACCTGTAAGAACAGCAGAATTCATTCTTGTTAACTTTATTGCTACAAGAACTGGAGCAAACTTCGATGAATTAATAGGAGGTTAATAAATAATTAAAATATTATGGCAGCAACAAAACAAACAATACAAGACTTCTACAGAGTAGCTCAAGCGAGAGATTTTGCTAGAGACGTTCAATTTAGAATATTAAGCATCAGTCCTCAAGGAACAACTATAAGATTCGATGAAGACGATTTGGTATATGCTAGAAGCGCAACCTTACCAGCTAGGGCTATAACACCAGTTCAAGCTAAATATATGGGATTGCAGTTCAACTTGCCAGGCGTGGCACAATATCCAAATTCGGAAAATTACGAAATCCAATTTTATTGTTCTCAAGACTCAACATTACGTAGAAAATTTGAACAATGGTCTAGAGATACTTTTAATGATGCTAATAGCACAGGTAACTATCTAGTCCCTAATCAAAATTCAACAATTGATTTAATTCAATTGGATAATAACTTTGAGAAGGTTAATCAATATCAATTAGTTGGTGTGAGTATTAGACAAGTTGGTGCTTTATCGTATGCTATGGCTGATGGGGGTGGTGCTGTGTTGAATTTTCCAGTGACATTAGCATATTATTATTGGACTCAGAAAAACGACTAATAATCGTTTTTCACCCATAAATAATTAAAATGGGTGCTTTAAATAATGCAGTAAACAATGCTATATCTAGTTTAAAAAACAATGTAGCTGGTGTTTTAAATGGACAAAATCCTTTAACTCAACCACAAATAGGTCAATTATTTGGGTTTAATATACCTGGCGCTCCATTAGTATCCACTAGAGATTATTTTCTATTACAATTAGAATCTTGGTTAACGAGTATACCATTACAATCTCAATGGATTGTATTAATATCCCCCTTTCCAGCATGTTTAAACACTTATATAATGCAAGGATTGGAAAGAACTGGTGGAGATTCTAAAAATTTTGATATAGATAAAGCTAAAGGTTTTTTAGCATCATATCCTTTTCAGAAAGTAAACGGATGTATTTTTGCTCAAAAAGTTACCATACCTAGCGAAACTTTAAAAACAAAAGTTGCTACTGTTAATAACAATAGAGGTTTTTTGCCAGGTGTTTTAAGTGATGGTAGACAAGTCTACGGAAACAGTCTTTCAATAGATTTCTTAGAAACTAATACATCCTTTTCCGATTTTGTAATTAGACCTTGGGTTATAGCTGGAGAACATTTTGGTTTTGTTGCTAGAGATAACGACACATATATTAGAAGAGATATTAGAAACGTTAAATCCACAATTTATATAATGCAATATACTAGAACTTATCAAAACGTCTCCATGATACCTAGAAAAGTTTGGACATTTTTTAATTGCGCTCCTATAAGTGTAAATGCGCAAACTTTAGGGTATGATGAACCAACCTCCACTCAAAGTATAGGAACACAATGGACATATACTAATTATGCGGTATCAAATTCTTTATATATTCCATTACCAGAAATAATTGATAGAGTTTCTGGAATTTTTAGAGGAAATTTACCAAAAGTAAGCCCATTTCAAGGCGGTAAACAAAATAATCCACCTAATTTTAGAGAAATATTTTAAATTATATGGATTTTTACACAAAATGCTATATACCAACTTTAAAAAAAGAAATTAGAATCAATTCGATAAAATTTGGAGATTTGGTAAAAATTAACAACTGTATTCAAAATTCTGATTATGAATCTGTAAATAAAATTTTTAATGAAATATGTGAAAATTTTACAAAATTTCCTAAAAAAATTAAAAATTTAGATAAATTTTATATTTTACTACATTTAAAAGATTTTTTCTTCGATCCTTCGTTGAGACTTTCTGGTAAAAATGAAGAAGAGAGTGTAATATTCGACGTACTTTTGAAAGACGTAATGAAAAGATGTTTAAATTACAATTTTGAAAATTTTGAATTACCAGAAAATTTATACTACGAAAACGTTGAAGATATTTTAAAAGAAAATAATCAAAATATTCAACAAATAAAAAAACATATAAACGATAATAAAATATTAATGTTTGATATGCCTGATTTTATAAAAGGAATACCTAAAGTTTATATAAATTGTTTCGATAACACTCTTTTTTATTTTTGTAAAACTTTATATTCCTCCAATTTAAGTAATATATACAATAAAATAATTGCATTGAAAAAAAAGTTTAATTTTTCATTGGATGAAATTTATAATATGAATCCGAAGGAATTAGATCTATTTCTCAAAGCTAAATAATTGAAATGGCTTATAAAAAATTCAGTGATTTCGTAGTATTTGATCCACCAGATGTTAGTGATTATCTTGTGGGTTATAGAGAACTTGGTGGTGAATTTAGATCAACTATTCAAGATTTAACTTTAATTTTTAAAAAATTGGCAGTTCCTTTAGAACCAAATAACGTATATATTTCTTTATCTGGAAATGACTCTGAGAGCGGAACATCGGAAGCTTTTTCTTTTAGAACTATTAAAAGAGGGTTAGCTAAAGCGTTTGAAATATCTAGAAATTTAAATCCAATTCAAATAGAATTGGAAAATGAATATGGATGGGGTACATCTTCAAATCCAGTAACAGTTTATGTAAAGGCTGGAGAATATTATGAAGATAATCCGATATATGTACCGCCAGGTGTTACTGTTGTTGGAGACAACGTAAAATCAGTAACTGTTGTACCTAAAAATAAGTTCTATGATATATTTTGGGTTAACAATCAAACTTCTATACAAAATATAGAATTCAAAGATTATTTTAGTCCAGCGTATGGAATAGCTTATCCAGAATTTGGATATCTAACCAATCAAAAACAAACAACATATCCTTCTAGTAGATTGCTAGAAGCCAGTGCTAAAGCCGTTAAGTATTACTACGAATTTGTAAACAATCCTAGACCTTTTGTGTATGAAGTATCTAAAAAATTTAAAGCTAGTTTTTTGAATTTTTCCAAAGATTCTGGAAATCCAATATTCGATCCATTTGAAATAGCATTTTTGGGAAGATATTATAGAGATTTAAGTGAAAATTATTTTTATAAAAATGATGAAAAGTTTGAACAATTAGAATTTTGGCAAACTGAATATTTCAATTTATCATCTTCTATACAAAAACCATATGTTTTACATTCACCATATATAATTTTTTGTTCTTCAAAAACAAAGGGAACTTCAGCCGATACATTGGATGCTGGTGGTGGTGTTGTAATTGATGGGAATAATGTGGATGGACCGTTTAGGTCTATGACGATAAACTCATTCAATCATTTTAATCAAGGTGGTACTGGTGTCAATGTGACCAATAATGGTTCAGCTAATATCAAAAACAATGTTTTCTTACTATGTAATGAAAGTGTTAAAAGTGATTTTGGAGGAACTTGCTTTGTTAATGGATGCAATTCCTCATACGGTTTAAGCGGTCTTGTTGCAATTGGAAAATCTCCAAAAACTACATTAATAGGTCAATTACCATTTCCTTTAGATCTATCAGTACCGATTAAACAGATAACAGTTACTAATTTAGGATCTCCAACAATATCGGGAGAACAAGTATTTTTAAACGATATACAACCATATATTGGTCAAGTATTCTCTATTGTAGATGAAAGTTATGTGCTTTCGAACATTGGAATAAATTATCTATCTGCAACAAATTCTGGAATGTATTTTGAAGTTTTAAGTGCTTCCAAGGTTAGAGCAGCAACGCCACCAAATGAAGGCTATGCGTGTGATATAATTTTAAAAGATTATTATCTAGGCAACGCTGATCAAAGCATAGCGGGGAATCCATATGTTGATCCAATGCCTCTGGAATTAGAAGCTGGTAGTAAAGTTAAATTTTTTATAAGAAGCAATATAGTGGCATCTTCACAATCTTTCGATACGATAGGATCTGGTGTAAACTACTCTAACTCTAGACTAGAAGATGGTGGAAGAGGAAATAAAAATAACGAAGTGGCTGTTGATAAAGTTGGTAAAGTTTTTTATAATTCTACAGATGAAAATGGTAATTTTAAAATAGGAAAATATTTTAATTATGATCAATTAAATTCAACTTTATATTTGGGAAGTTCTGATAATCAAAATTCTGTAAGAATTTTTGGAAATTCCAATATTGATAGTTTAAGTTCAAAAAATATAATAGTTGAAAAATTGAGTGGTTATGACTTAAAAATTACAAACATAAATGTTTCAAATGTATTATATTCTCCACAAATACTTTCAGAATCATTATCCTCAAAAAATATAATTTCTAATAATTCACAAGTAAATAATACGTTAAGTGGTAATCAAATAATTGTCAAAAATATATCAATTCAAGAATCTTCGGTTACTCCAGTAAGCGTTATAGATCTTTCGAATAATTTTATATTTTCTGACAATGATAATTCTAAAATATTCAATTTTAATACATCTTTGGGTGTTTTGTCTGCAATATTTCCAGCTAATTTAAAACAAGGTTTTAATGTAGCTATTATGAATGTTGGTACTAATTATCTATATCTATCCGCACCATCTTTCAATTATAAATCTTCTGGAAAAACTCTTTATGAGATTTATGATTCAGCTTATATTTTTGTTAATAATAATAATATATATGCTATTGGAAAATTGGGGGGTTAATGATATAATATGTTATTCGATAATAAAATATTGAGTGGGATTTTCTCCGCATCTACAATTGTTACGCAAACTCCCATTCCTGCTACTCCGAATACTCCCACTCCAACACCTACACCCACAATAACTCCAGTTTTAAGGGGTAAGCGTTTGGTGATAAATTGGAATAATCTCACAGTTCCAATCAGCACATATAATCCTTTTTATAATAAAAATGATTTACCTAGAATAAGCACATTTAGAAGTGATCAAGATTGTGAGTTTTCGGTTGACATGAACGCTGGATCTATATGGGAAGATCCCTACACTCATATTCAAACTCCAGCACTTTGGGGTAATAGAAATTCTGGTATGGAAACTGTAGATATCCCTTTATTGGGTAGTCAATATGCTGGAGTTGATTTATTCGTGGATAAATGGCAAGTTCCCTCTATAAATCCAGTTTTTATACCAGAAGAGGGTTGGAATGTCCAAGCAGATTCTTATCAAGCCAGATTTCAATATTCAATTTTAAATAATAATAACAATATAAACGATTACAATATTTCTATAAACTTTGTTAGCGTCCCTCAAAATTTTTGCGTGTATAATGAGCCTCAAATAACTGGATTTAAAGGTTCATATGTATATGGTTTGTATAATTTAGGGTATTTGGGATATGTGTTTGCGTATAATAATTCAGTTGATAAAGATTTCTATATAAGAAAATTGCCAACTTCACAAGGGGGTAATTGGGTTGCTTTTTATTACGATATAAATAGTAATAATTTTATATATTATTACACTAATTCAGCAACAA